GTTTCCCAGTCACGATCGAATGCGGGAATGTTGTCGTGGGGTGATGAGACCAGCGAGGATTATGACACGTCGCTTGCATCGCATGACATGAATATTGCCATGAATAAGACCGCAGCATTGACGCCTGACAGTCACACGGCATTGTTGCTAATCGGTGGAGACTTCTTCCATGCTGATGATGGTAACGCAGAGACACCGGCAAGTAAGCACAAGCTTGACGTTGACGGAAGGCATGATCGAGTGATTGACCTTGGCGTGAACCTATTGGCAAACGCAGTTGATATGCTTCTACACAAGCATAAGGAAGTTCGCATTAAGGTTCTACGGGGAAACCATGATGAGAACGCGCATCGGATCTTGCGGGTAGCCATGTCGCAGCGTTATAGAAACGAGCCGCGTGTCATAGTGGACAGTGGCAAAGCGGACCTGTTCCATATGGCATGGGGCGTTGGGTTGATCGCAGCACACCACGGAGACCGAAGCAAGCCTGAGCGACTGGCATTGGAGATTGCAGATACTTGTCCTGAGTGGTCTACAACGTCGCAGCGATACGTTTTCACAGGTCACGTTCATCATGCGCAGGTTAAGGATATGGGTGCCATCCAGTGGGAAAGTCTGCGCGCGTTCTGCCCCCGTGATGCATATGCTGCTGGGCATCATTATTCATCGCGACGTCAAATGCAGTCGATCACTTTTCATCGTGAGGACGGTCTGGTATTGAGGGCATATGACCCGGTAAGGAGGTATTAAATATGCGCGGTGAAATCGGAGACTTTGAGTTTGAAACATACGATGACGGCATCATGATAGAGACGCCGACTGGTGATGTTTTCGTTGGGCGTGAGGCGCTGGAAGAACTGGCAGAGGTGATTAAGGAGGTGTTGGAAGATGAGTGATAATTGGGCGAAAGAAGTGATTGATCAAGTAAAGGAAGCCAGTATTAATGGGCATCTTGGCATCTCACAAGACTGCTGCGGCTATGATCGCGAAGAGATTGAAGAGGCGCTTGGCATTGACAGCGCACAGGGTATCCTAGAAGCCGCTGCGGGTGAAATGTCTGACAGGGCTAAAACCTATGATAAGCCGCAAGGGGAGCGGTCCATGGGTGCAACAGTGAAGGCGTTTGAGGCTATCACTTGCGTACACATGACAGAGCAACAGGGATGGCAGTTTATGGAGATTCTCAAGATGGTGCGTTCCAATCAAGGCGCGTATCGGGCTGATAGCTTCATTGATGGGGCAGCATATGCAGCGTTAGCTGGGGAGGCGGCTGCTCGTGGATAACGCCCGACGCCGCCGCCTACTATGCCTAGCAAAATCCCCTAACGCTTGGCACAAACGATGGTATTCGCAATACTGCGTGCTAATCAGTGAAGGGCTCGTTGGTTGGTCAATGGGTACGGCTTATCTAACCGATGCAGGCCGTGAATGGTTGCGCCGGAATGAGGAAACCCCCGCTTGTTAAGGCGGGGTGTTTTTATTTACCATGCCATACCTTTGGCGCGGCGCCTTTTGAAACTCATTATACGCCGCCCAAGATCAACAACAGTTGATCTTTTCCACACGCCCATTTCCAGCCACTCCACGCATAGAGTTCCATCAACAGAGCTGTTAAAGAACTCTACCTTTGTATCTGCCATAAAGTCTTTAATTAATTTCTGTGCTGGTGTCATATCCATATCTCCTTTTCCTGCAACCACACTACACACCTATCCAGCCCAAGTCAACAAAAAAAATGATGGCCGTTATAGCCATCATTTCCGGTCAGTCGCTATCAGCTTCCCGTGCGGTACAACTATTCACTGACCTTCACACCCGCATAGGCATCAGTGCGCCCACAAACTCCGGGCATTCATCAAACCGCACTAGCGCCACATCCATCGGGCCGCTCAATCCCAAGCTGACCATGCCGCCATCCGCTTGTGCCATGAAGTCCGCAGTGAACGCCGAGTTAAACCCAATCTCCAAAGGCTCACCATCGTACTCAACAGACACTGCGCTTACAGCCTCACCAACGTCACCGCGACCACTAAGCGAACATTCATCACCAGACACAGACAGACGCACAGCCTTTGAACGTGCATCAGCAACAGCCGCAACGCTACCAGACGCCGCGCTGAACTCCTTAGCGTCAACCTTCATTGTGGCTTTAATGGATGACGGAAAGACACGCGCGTAATTCGGGAACGTACCGTCAACCACCTTGGACGTGATCGAGAACCCATCGCCAGTGACGCGCAACTTGGTCTCACTTGTTTCAAGCTTCACATCGCCAGTAACGTGGTCCAGCATCTTAGCCAAGCGGTCAACGGTTTTGCGCGGGATAATAACGCCAGCAACATCTACGTCCCCGGCAAATGTCATCTTGGCAATGCGCGCGCCATCAGTTGCAACCGCGATAAGATCACCAGTTTCTGGGGAATTGTGCATATACACGCCATTCAGATAATATCGTGTTTCCTCAGTAGACATTGCGAACTTGACCTTGCTCAACATGTGCAGGAAATCAGCCGCGTCGATCTGTGCCGTGTTGGTGTACTCATTATTGCCAAGCTTAGGGAAGTCATCAGCAGGTAGCGTTTGCAGATTGAACTTGGATCGCCCAGCCTTGATGCTGAGCTGCTTGCCGTCATATTCTAACGCCACCATAGCTGACTTTGGTATCCGTTTGACGATAGCCTCAAACGGCTTGGCCGGAACAGTGCATTCACCGGGTTCGCCCACATCAATATCCGCGATAGTCACCGCTTCAATATCAAGGTCAGTTGCCATTGTAGACACGGTGTTGTCAGCGTTGGCGCTCAGCTTGATATGACCAAGGATCGGGATTGTGTTCTTGCTTTCAACGATGCTCGACGGGCCGCCGATCAGGTTTGCAAGGGTTGATTGATCTAGGGTTAGTTTCATTGTTGGGCCTCCATATTTGCCGCAGCGTCGATATCTTCGCGGAAAAAGTCTGCGTCGTCTTGTCTAAAATCCATAACAAACTTCCAGCAAGACTTGTTTTCATCGCGCGTCATGTGGCTCACATTGTCAGCAAGCCATTCAATGCGATCTGTGTCAGTTAGAAGGTGGCTCCACTTACCATCAATTTCAAGCTGTGTTTTAGCCATGCCCGCAAACGGCAGGTTCATTAATTCTTGTGGTGTCATTGCATACCCTCCGTCAATGATAACCAGCTAACCGGGTACAGCGGTTTGATAATATCTGCAACCAAGCGGGCCAAGTCTGCACCCTCCTTTTGCGCGTTCTTGTATGTGCGCTGATTGTAGTATCGCGCAAACGAAACAAGGTTGCCAGTCCATATCCAATTAACAATACATCCTTGCGGAAGTATGAACCTAGCTTGCTCTGGGCAAACACCGTCTTGGATCATTTGCATGTAGGTTCCTACCGCCTCTTGTGTCATTTCCTTGTACACGTCAATCCAATCGTCGCTATCGTAGTGGGTTTCACCACTACCTTGCTTCACATTGCCTACTGGCGCAGATCGAAACGCATCTGGCATAAACACCTCTGGACGCGATGAAATATAGCGTCGGCTTTCCTCATTTTCTACAAAGCCTTGCTTGTGCTTAAAGCATTGGGTTCTGATCGGAACCGGTGCTGACATGCGCAGACTGATAGACGTATGCGCAAATGGGCTCCAGTGGTTGTTGCGGGCGAGGTAGTTGATTAGGCGGGCGTCGGCATTGGATAAGCGTTCAACGCCACATGGCACTTGGTCATAATCAAATACCCAATCACTAACCTTATCAAAAGAAACCCGCGCAGCATTCACCACGCTAAGGTCGTCGCCCATATGGTCTACGTATTCTGCTTTCATCGATACGTATCTCCCTCCTCGATATATCCCATTTCTTTCGACTTCTGCCGCTCCTCAGATGCGCGCCATGCATCACGCCATTCGTTCGGCTGCGTATCTGGCTTTGCAGATCGATATCCTTTCTCAAATGAATATCGCACAAACCACGCCATAGCTTTAGCGTGTGCAGTTGCATTAGCGGCATCTTGGCGTGCTTTGTTGAGTTCTGTTTCGTCTGTCAAAATACTACCTCCTCATCCTTAAACATCGCCACACTGTTAGGCACAATGCGACCTTGATCACCATAGACCCATAGCGCCTCTTATGTCGTAAGTAAACCCGCCGCGTGTAGGTCTGCTGAGAGTTGTGGGGTCATATTCTTCCCTCCAAAATAAAAGACGCCCCACCATTACAACGGGACACCTAGTGCTGTCAAGCTGTTATTTGGGGATTATGTAAGGTCAACAATCTCGCAAACACCACTAACGCAAGCCATTGTTTGGCTGCCCTTTGTAGTATCCTCACGCTCATATTCTGCAAGCCCAATCCAGTCAATCGCATTAGGCATTCGCGCAAGCATGGCTTCATACTCTTCCCGCGTACAATCCTGATATGGTGCCTGTTGATAACTGTGATCTGAGTGTGGCAAGAAGCTAATACCGCTAACCTCATCAAAGTGCTTGTACACCCATGCGCCCACATCAAGCCATTCATCATCACGAACAGATACAGTCACAGATGGCTTATGCTCACACCAGTGGCGCTGATATGTTAGCCAAAACTCTAGCTGTTCTAGCGCCGTCATATCGTTTCGTGTAATGGCACCTTCCGGCGACTTAACAGGGAAGCTGAAAACAGTTGTGGTGTCAGGTTTCATCACGTCAGGTTCATTAGGAATACCCTGCGCTTTCATAAACTCCGTCAACGGGTCTTTGTTGTCGCCCCGAACAGTGCGGATGTAGTAATCGGAGTGGCGCGCGTGGATACCGCTTGCCGTGTCTGTTAGCTGGCTAACCGTTCCTGATGGTTTTACGCAAGTGATTGCCGCAGATTGTGGAATACCAAGACGTTCTGCCCATTCTTTGTTTGTGTCGATGGCGGTTTGGCGCATATCGTAAAGGATATCAGACAGCTCGTACACTTTTTGATTTAGCAAATCACAATCCATAATCCCAGTCAGAGAAACCCCAAGCAACCGCTCAGCCTCGGTATTCTCACGCCACACATCGCGCAGGTACGGGAAATACGTATACGTGCTTTGAATAGTGCCAAGGATAGTAGCTAGACGCACCTTTTCCTTCAGATCATCAAGCGTATCGTCGGCGCGGCATACTACTTCTGTCAAATTGCAAAATTGATACGGACGTAGGATGATTTCACTATTGCCTGTCACTATACCGTTGAATGTTCCGCGCGATGTATTAGGCTCAGTAAAGCAATATGTCATCTCGAAACGGTCAAGAGGCTCAATCGACGCCACACGAACAAAACGCCGTGCATCACGTTGAGGCGATTGGCCGTTATGTTCAAGACGGCTAAGGCTCAACCCCATATCCATTAGCTTGTAAACGTCCATATTTCCAATCAAGATGCGCTTTGTCTCTTGGCAGTAGTATTCTTTCAAGCCTCCGCGCCCGTCAGGCATGTCGCGGTATCCGCTTGTATTAGCGTTTACCACCTTAGCCCTTACACCCATGGTTGTTAGCATTAGGCGAACACGATCAAGAAAATCGTGATCCACAGATGCAATTTGGAAACCGTTACCGTTCTTGTCTCGGGTTACAGTGCCATCAGCATCGAGAAGCCCAGCAAGCCACTCCATTCGGTATTCAAGCGAAGCGTCAACAGGAACAAACGACTTATCTAGCATTGCTCCATGGTTCCAGATTTTACGCTCAACTTGCGACCCATCTACATAAACCTTACCAGTTAGCCTATCAATGCAAGGGTATTTTGGTTCGTACACCCAAGAACGTTTATAACCCTTGGTTCCGTCACCAGAATAGAATCCTTGAGAATACGCATCGATTTGAGGATCATCTCCACTAACGACCACCGGCATATCAAACTTTTGCAGTTTGTCGCCAACTTTGATATCTCGAGCCTCTACAAATCCCTTACCGTCAATAACCCACCGATGGTTCCATGTGCAGTCAAGATGAGAACCGTCAGTTAGAGTGACGCGAACAAGGTCTGCCTCGCCAGCGGCATAAGGGACAACTGCCGCCCATTCATCTCCATTCCAGATTTCGACTTCATCACCAACGGTATCCGCAATACGCTTGTACCCGTCAGATGTGAGAATTTCGGTATCAGCAGAAACACAGCAAGGGTTGGTACCAAAATCCCAATCGGCATCACGCCTGCCATTCTTTGCGGCCTGCTTAACTGAAGCCTGCCGATTAAACACGCCGCGTTCGCCGCTCTTGCTTTCCATCAGCGCCAGCCATTCACGCATAAAGCTTTCAGCGTCTGGCTTGTCAGTGAACGCCACAGAGTTGTTAGCCAATGCGCGCTGAGGATCAGTAGCCCACCACTGACCGCTCTTAGCGTGGCGCATACGATCATCGCTAAGATTGCTAAGGCTAATCATAGCAGATCGACGAACGCCTCCAACTACAACGATTTCGCCAATCTTGCACATCAAGTCATGGCACTCGATTGATGTAAGCTTGCGGCCCTGTGCTTTCTTGAATACGTCAATGGTAAAATTGAACAGATCAACAAGAGGTTCAGGCCCAGACGCACGACCTCCGAACGTGTTTAGCTTTGCACCTGCGGGACGCAATGCGGAAACGTCCCATGTTGGGATGTACCCATCAAATAGATCTTGGATAAGCGTGCGGTATGCAGTAGCCCACCCCTCTTTGCTATCGTCAACATGAATTACACCATTCACAGACTTCAACTCAGGCACTTCTGGCAGCTTATTTACATACTGACGCTCAACGCTGAACCCAACGCCGGTTCCGCAAAGCAAAATGAACATAGCCTCATCAAACGAACGTGGATCGTCAACAGGCAGATAAGAACAATTGTAAATACAAGTGTTGTCGCGATCAGCAGCTGGTCCAGCCATCATGAGAGCACGCATGGACGGCATAACTTCTAGGTCAAGAATTGACCGCTGAATTTCAGCCCCAACCTTATGGTGTACGTGCTCATGTACAATATTGTCAATATACCGTTCAACAGTTTCACACCAAGTCTCACGGCGGTTTTCATCCGGCAGCCATCGCGCATAACGGCTCACAGCAATGAACCGCTGATAGTCATTCATGTTACTTCCCTGTACTGCCAAATCCGTTTTCTCCACGCGCTGTTTCCTTTGTGATTTCTTCTACTTCGATTAGTTCTGTCTTGACGTTCTTCACCAACATAGCCTGCGCAATCCGATCACCGACCATAGGCCAATCAGGGCGATACGACACAGGCCCATCATAGACAAGCTTGACTTTGATAGTCCCCAAGTAATCCGCATCAATGATTCCCGTTGAATTACACAGCCGCATGTCATACTTGAACCCAAGGCCACTGCGGCTATACACCTTGATGTGGTAACCATCTGGAATGTCAAACACCAACCCAGTGTCGTACAGCATAGATCGCGCGTTGATTGGCTCTCGTGTTGCTGCCGTTAGATCAAAGCAGGCGTCTGCGTCATGCGCAAATTTTGGCGGCTTGGCTTTGGGGTGAGATAGCTTGTATGGGAGTTTCATTTGCCTTGCCCCATCCAAGACTTGATAGCAGCCTCAACCACTTCATGCAGCCCTGCACCACCATTGTACCAATAACACATCAATTGATTGTTTTCTGACTTAGGCAAAACAACATTAAACCCATATGCGTCAACGTCCAGATCAGAACCCCAAAACTCGTAAATCTGCCCATCAACCTTTACAAAATGACAACCATAATCTTCTTCCAGATCATAGAAATCATCGGTATCTTCGGGTTCCAATTCACGGTCAGACTTTTTAAAATACCCGTGGAAAAACTCCATCTCACTCATATCTCTCATCCTCCTTATAAAACCCGAACGCCCAATATAGACGCCCGGTGTATTGTTGTCAAGTTATGTGCGGGGGTGGTGGTAGCGGCATCCAGTGGGTTGGATCAATGCTATTTGAATAAAGGCCCCAGCTATCAACCTCACGCTCCAACATTTGTACCAAAAAAATTTGGCTTTCCCAATCGCCGTCGTATACAAGAACCGATCTACCATCTATCGGCGCACTATCAATATCCTGCCATTCCATCACCTCACCTCCTCATATCGGTCCAAAAACAATTGCCTTGCTTCTTTTGGGCTATAACCAACAATCGACTGCCCTGTTGGATCAAACGGTAGGCTCCAATCATCAGGATGTGGCCCCATGATTTGCTCCGCCTCATCAGCGAGTACTGCGCAGTCAGCAATTTTTACAGCTTGCGGCTCACTGCGATCAAGGCCAAACGCATCACATACAGCACCCATCAATCTAGACTCAGCCGCATCATATCCTTCAATATACGGCTTAGCTGGCTTAACGATATCAGCAATGTAGGCCTCAGGCGCATCGTGCAAAAGACCCCAAAGCGCATGTTCGCTAGGTACTGTACGACTAACCAAAACGCTATGTTCCGCCACAGAATAGAACTTATTGCAGTGCCCATTAAATCGGCACATCATAGATAAGGCGTGCGCAATGTCCTCAATGCAAATATCCTCCGGCCTAGGATCAATAGGCCAGAACTTCCTGCCTGTAATCGTCTGCATCCATTCGCCATTACGTTCCATCACCGCACCTCCACTTCATACGCATAAACCCCCGCATCGACACAGCGCTGATACAGATGCACCTTGCCTGCATCGCTATAACCCCGCATCACGTCAAACACCTCTTTGCGCTTCCCCCGTGGGTCAACGTCTGTAGGGCCTTCCCAATACACCACGCGCGTTCCTGTGTCGCCCATGCGGATGATCTTATCCAAGTGTTCGCGCCAGTCTTTGCGTTCCGTGTCTAGCGTGCGGGTATCTGGCGCTAGTGCTTCCATGTCGTGCTTGCTAATCATTGGTCGGCCTTTCCGTGATATTCCTCATCCACGCAACAAACATGATAGGGATCTCCGTTAACAAAGACATCATGCCCCAGTTTCTTAAGAGCCATTACAAGCAACTCATCCTCATTATAGCTTGTTCCCGCATAGCAATGAGCAACCGCATCACGTCGCAACACCTCCACACCGTCAACCTTAACAACCCCGCCCTCCGCGTAGTCAAACCCGCATGTTTCGCAATCGTGAATGTCATCATTAGTTTCAATATCAATTCGCATCGCTTGCTTCCCAGTGGATCTTGGTTAGTTCTCCATCTGTGTAGGTGCATTCGGCCCAAGCCATAAATTGGGCTAAGCCATTTCCAATAGTTACTGCGTCTTTACGCACCTCAACAACAGGCTCTTTCTTTACGCGGTAGGCGACAATCATTTTATGATACGGTGAATTTTCCCACCTTACATCCGAAGCGGGGGTTGACCCGAAGCCGTTCTCCTCTTCAAAGTTAGCGCCCCTACCCTCTGGCAAGTAACAACTACTAAAGTCAATCCGCCAAGTCTGCACATCCTCACTTCCGCTCAGTTCTTCCGGAATCACTGTACCCTTATGGGCAATCCAAGGCCCCCATTCTACATCTTTAGTCACTGCACATACTCCTCTTTCTCATATTCATCCGGCACAAACATGCCATTAATCACGGTATCCATAATCGGCCCAACCGTCATAATGTCGCCCGTAAACGTCACGCCCTTGTCGCCGTCAAGGTGTATCGTAAACTGTACCTCATCGTCAACGGGTGCAATCGTTAGCTTGAATACGTTATGTTTCATTGGTTGTTACCTCGATTTCGCCGCGCTCGATGCGCTTAATTTGGCAAGATGGATAGAATGACCCGTCAATGTGAAGGCCATCAGTGTTGGCTACCTCGCACATGTCTTTGTAAAGACCCAATACAAGCTTTTTCGCTGGGATCACAACCCACTTATCTTCAAGAAACCCAACGTCCCTCCATCGGCCCTCGCATTTAAAGGTGTACTCCAACGCATCCCCGCCCTTTAAATGCACCTTACAGATCATCTTTGCAGTCTTTGCCAATTCTGCATCTTCAATCTTCTTCTGATGCTCACGCCATTTCAGAGCATCTTCTTTATACTTATATCCGAACATCACTCAAACTCCTCCATATCTACGGCGTCCTTAATCCATTCCGCCAAATTGCCAAACTCATCACGCAACTCGCGATCAGTCCATTCGCGCTCAAACATATATACCGTCTCAATCTCCACGTCTGTAATCTCATCTGGCCCCGTGTCAGGGTCGCTAATGCGGCGCGCTGTTAGGGTTGCGGTGATCTCTGTTGTGGTTGTGGCTTTCATGCGAATAGGTCTCCTTGTGGGTTATCGGCTGACATAGCCTCAATTCCTTTCACAAGACTAGCGTCATAATTTGCCTCTGTAAACCCCAAACCTCTCAACTTCATGTCATTTTTTAGCAAGCAAATAGCAATCTTTTTCCAGCTTGGAGCGCGATTGGTTTTTGCAAGCAAATCCGGCACCTCATCAGGGATGCCGTTAGAATAGCATCTGCCCTCCCACATCGATACGTATTCCTTTACGCGCTGCGTAGTTTTCCTCCCACGCCCTAATTGCAATAGCTGCTCGTCTATTTGCCATCTTCCGTTGCTCATCGGTTAAGCACCCCCAAGCCTTTCTAGTTATGTCCTCTGGGCAGTTCATATACAACGCGCAAGCCGCATGCCCTACCCACGCCTTGCGGTTCAGGCTGTAGTCCGTAAGGGCGTTCTCGCAGCTAATCGGCCACTCTTGCACAACTAAATCCATGTGGTCGCCGTAAAGCTCCCAATTGCCTGTAAACTCTATGGCGTTTTGCAGGTATAAGGCGCGATCATCGACCGCGCCCCACATGTTGTACTGAATTTCCTCCCAATCCTCTACCGGGTGCTAGACACGCTCAAACTTAATCAAGCTCAGCCTCCCAGCCCCCGATCGTGACTGGGAAAC